CCTCCTTTGAGGTCTTTTTTGCAGTTTTAACCATATCGGTCAACTTTCCAGAATTTTCAGCCAATAAACGGCCTTCTTCTGCGTTCAATACTTCACCGTTAAGGTGTTTAACCATAATCGCAGCCAATACTTCATTTTTCGTTTTCATGATAAATTATATTTATAAAGTTACGACGTTGTAACTTTGTAGGTATGGGAGGAATCGAACCTCCGCTGTGATCCATAATTATCAACATACCTCCGGGAACATTAAAAAATAGTAAAAGGTGACATAATAATATTGATCGTTCACTATCCACATAGTTAACATATTACCCAAACTGGAAGACCTGCCTTATTTCCCTACACTTAACCTTCATTAACTTTATTATGTATCGTAACGACCTACCTGTCGCGTTCCCGTTACTACATATACCATAATAAACATAATGATCATCCAGTGTATGGTATTTATACTTTAGTATAAACCCCTCCCAATGGAACCGGATAAAAGGGGATTAATATCTGATGACCCTGATCCGGTGACCTTTTACCATCTTGCAATGAACGTATCGTAAAGGTAGGTAAAACATTAATACGTGTCAATACCTTATAACTAACTGTATGTCAATACGTTATAAGGGCAAAATCACTTGTATATACAAGTTTAACTAACTGTATGTCAATACGTTACATTAATTAACATAATGAGCACCTATTAAAAATCAAAAACTTGAAACTATTCAAAAGTAACACAAAGTTTTGAAAAAATTAAATATCGATAATTATGGTAATATCATCCTCATAGGGACTATATAATTGCAGCCAGTTCGATAGTATGGTATAATAAAAAAGGTAATTATCGATATTAAGTTATTAAGGTATGTTATATAATAAAAAGTAAAGGTGTAATTATCATAAAAGGTATAAAGGTATAAAAGTGCAATATGCCCGGGGAGATTAGTATATAGGTAAAAGGTGTAAAGGTGTAAAGGTGTAAAAGGATAAATGGATCCGTGTAAAGGTGTAAAAGGATAAATGGATCCGTATATAGGTAAAAAATGGTAGGGTAGCCGGGCTCCCGATGTGCGGCCGCACATTTGTCGATATGTGTACACGGGAAAAAGGTGATCCCCTGTGACCGCTACATATCCACCGTCGCATCTGAAGAGGGGAAAAGTGGGTCGTACCCCTTAAAATTTTATACCAAAATTATTGAGGCAAAATGAAAATGTGAATATCAGGAAGGTTTGAATATAGTATATGGTTGTATATACTTATTACTATATTGGTATATAATAAATTTTCACATGATGTTGAATTAATTCATAGATAATATACTCAAAAAAAATTTTACAAAATTTTTATTAGGAAAATACAGGAAAAGTATTATCATTTATTGTGTATAGTAAATTATAAAAAGTATTAAAAAAGTGGTGGAGATAGCTTGGACATTAAAAGGAAATATACAGACGGTGAGGATATAGTAAAGGATTTATTTGTGTTTTTTATTTATTATGGTATATTTAAAGAAAAAATTAATAAAAAAGATGAAAAGAAAAAGAAAAATATCAAAATACCCTGAACCAGAATTTCTTCCTCCTCCAGTAGTTACAAATGGGAATGAAATATGGAAGAAAGAATATGTCAGGCATGTCTTCTTTTTTTCTTTATTAGGGGCAACTGATTTACAAATAGCTCAGGTTTTTGGTGTTTCACCAAAAACCATTGAACTTTGGAAAAGAACAAAACCTGAGTTTATGCATTCCATGAAACAAGGGAAAATGATAGCAGACGGACAAGTCGTTCACTCTTTATATTTAGCGGCCATTGGGTATAGTCATAATGATGAAGTTATCATTCCAAACAAAGTAAAAATTTATGGGGAGAATGGAAAGGTAAAAAAGGAATATACAAAAATTATAAGAGTAAAAACGGTAAAAAATTATCCACCCAACGTAACAGCGGCAATTAAATGGTTGCAGGCACGTCAGCCAGATGTATGGGGTAAGAAATTGAAATTAGAAGGAACGGTTGAACATAATCATAAATTAGATTTGAGTGGATTTACAGAACAGGAATTGGAAGTGTTGAAAAAATTAAACCGTAAAAGTACAGGGGAAATTGAGGATATAGGTTATGAGGATGTATGAAACTGGTATAGAGGAAACAACTACCGGGTTAATGAGTGACCCGGTACTGGAGAAGTTAATGAAGAACCCTTTGTTAATTCAGAGGGAACTTAATGACCGTTCTCTTTACCAGTTTTTACGTTGGGCATGGCCTGAAATCAGTGGACAACCATTTGTGGATAATTGGCACATTAGGTTCTTATGCAAGGAGTTGGAGGAAGTAGCCCACAGGGTAGGTAACCGGCAACCAAAAAAGCATGATTTGTTGATTAACGTTCCACCCGGTTCTACAAAGACCATTATTTGCAGTATTGTCTTTCCCGTATGGTGTTGGACAAAATGGTTTTGGATGCGTTTTATTACAGCCTCTTACTCTTCAACACTTTCATTAGAGTCTGCCGAATATAGCCGTGACTTAATCAAATCAGCACGCTTTCAAGAGCTGTACCCGGAGCTGGGAATCAAGGCGGATAAAGATACGAAGGGAAACTTTAAAATTGTAAAAAAGACACAGTCACGTATAAGCAACCATAAGCATGGTGAAATATTAGGGGGTAACCGTTACAGTACCTCCGTTGGTGGCACGCTAACAGGGTTTCACGGTGATATTATTATATGGGATGACCCGATAAACCCGCAGCAAACGTTCTCAGACCTGCAATTAGAAATAGCTAACAAATGGATTGACCAAACGTTACCTACACGTAAAACAAATAAAAATGTGTCGGTAACGATAGGTATTATGCAAAGACTTCACCAAAATGATCCTTCAGGGCATTTACTTTCAAAAAATAAGGAAAACCTTCGACATTTAAGTCTCCCCGGTGAAATTCGGAACTTTCAGAAATATTTAAAACCACGTGGTTTAAAAAGGTATTATGTGGATGACCTGTTTGACGTAAACCGGTTAAGTTGGCATGTGTTACAGGAGTTAGAGATTGACTTGGGGCAGTATGGGTTTGCCGGACAGATTGGACAAAACCCAGCACCGGCTGGCGGTGGTATGTTCAAAACAGACCATTTTCAGATGACCAGCGAAATATTTCCAAAGAAAGAGTATGTACAAACTGTTAGGTATTGGGATAAGGCAGGTTCAGCAAAAGGAAAAGGGGCTTACACCACAGGTGTAAAAATAAGTAAACTGAAAAACGGAATGTTTTTGGTGGACGATGTTAAACGGGGGCGTTGGACATCGGATCAAAGGGAAAGAATTATTTTACAAACAGCAGAGGCAGATGGGCATGATGTGATAGTTGTGGTAGAACAAGAACCGGGGTCAGGTGGAATGGAGTCTGCACAAAACACTATACGCAATCTTGCAGGGTTTTTAGCTGAGGCAGATCGACCTTCAGGGGATAAGACAGTACGTGCAGACCCATTATCGGTACAGGTAAACAGTGGGAATGTGTTGTTAAGGGTAGCGGAGTGGAACGTTAAGTATAAGGAGGAGTTTGGGTTGTTTCCAAACAGTACGTACAAAGACCAAGTAGATGCAACTGCTGGTGGATTTAATTATTTGACACGTAAAAAAGAGGTTAAACGTATAACTTAATATTTTAAGATATGGGGGGTATAAGTAACACGTTTGAAAATGATTTTCTGAAAAATACCATTCAGAACTCTGACCATTATTATATAGGGGAGCTGGTTCGTGGTGAATCTAAAGTGCATACTATATTATGTGCGAAGTCAGAGGTACTCACTTTACTTTCTGTACCCTCTAATGTTAAAACAAATGTACAAGGTTTATCTGAATTACATACAGAAACAATAGGAAAATCTGAAACACATCCAATTATTAGTAAACAATCTAAATTAATGGTGTTATGAGTACAAGTGTGAATATTTACGACATACAGGATTTTCTTCGAATTGAGTTGTTTTATACAACTGAACTTGAAGATGAACCATCTTCAGTTAGTATTGCGTGGCAAGCACCAGATAAAACAGAAGGTGAATGGGTGGAACCTGATGTGGTTTATAACCACAGTACGAAAACAGCATATTATGATGTACCGAAAGATGAACCGTTGGAAGCAGGGACTTGGAATTTTCGGTTAGTTTTAGTTATGCCAGATGGTCGGGTATTACCCGGAGATGTTTATTCTCATAAAGTATTGAAAAAGTGGGCAGTAATAAAATAAGTAAAATAAAAGAGTATGGCACTGACAGAAACTACCAAATTTGGACTTACGTTCGGTCAAATATTGGCCGTAATGGGCATTGCAGGAGCATTAATTACCGTTTGGGTATCTTTGAATGTACGAATAGCACAAGCTGAAATTCGTATTGAACAACTTGAAAAAGCCAGACAGGAAAATATTAAAAGTATTGAACGTTTGCATCAGGAAAGTAGAGATGACTACAAAGCACTGAATGACAAGTTGGATAAAATACTTTATGAAATTCGTAATCATAAATAAAATGGACGAAGAAACTAACAGAAAGGAAAACCCAGTATCCTTACAGGCATTGGGTGAGTTGATAGGAAGGGTTTACCTTGCTGGTCAATTAGGCACAGATACATATGGTGGGAACCGGGATGTTTATAATGCTTTGGGTTATAAAAAGGAGTTGAGGTACATAGACTATTGGTCGAGGTACAAAAGACAAGATATAGCTAAAGCTGTTATTGATCGACCGGTTAAAGCATCGTGGAAAGGGGAAATTGAAGTAATTGAAACCATCGAGGAAAAGGAAACTGCTTTTGAGAAAAGCTGGTTGCAGATATACAATGACCTTAAATTAAAAAGTATTTTTATTCGTGCAGATAAACTTACTGGTATTGGAAGATACTCTGTTCTTTTGCTTGGTTTAAGTGATGTTACTAAAGAAGATGACTTTATCAAACCGGTAACTAAAAAGAATGGACTGAAATTATTGTATGTAAAACCAATATCAGAAATAAATGCGGATATTGGGGAGTTCGTAACAGACCCAACAGATGTGCGTTTTGGGTTACCTAAAACGTACAATTTAAAAACATCTGACGGGAGAAATACTAAATCAATAAGTGTTCATTACTCACGTATTGTGCATCTTGTTGAAGATTTGGGTGAAAATGAGGTATTTGGGACACCACGTTTGGAGTCGTTATATAATAGGCTTGTTGACTTGGAAAAACTAATCGGTGGTGATGCTGAAATGTTTTGGCGTGGTGCTCGTCCCGGTTATACTGGTGAGGTTGACCCTGATTATCAAATGTCAGAAAAAGCAAGAGCAGATTTACAAGAACAAATTGCTGAATTTGAAAATAATTTAAGACGTGTATTGGTTAATCAGGGCGTAAAATATAACGCATTGGCACAACAAATTGCAGACCCGATAAATCATGTGGATGTACAAATATAGATGATTTCAGCAGTAACCGGTATTCCAAAACGTATATTGACTGGTTCTGAACGTGGGGAACTATCATCTGCACAGGACAAACTTGAATGGATCGCTTATGTAACTTCCAGAAGGGAGGAACATAATGAACCAATGATCTTACGCCCGTTTATTGACAAGTGTATTGAAATAGGTGTACTTCCAAAACCAGCCAAACCATATACGATTGTATGGGATAAGTTGTTCAGTTTATCAGACAAAGAAAAAGTCGAGATGGGCAAAATAAGGGCAGAAGCACTGAAAGAGTACACAACGAATGGAATTACACAGGAGATTATACCTGTTGATACCTTTGCTGAATACTTTCTTGCATTTGATAAAACTCAAATAGCGGAGATAATGAGTAAAATTGATTTGGAAAGAATCCGTGAAACTGCTTTATCTTTGGTTGAAAAGGAGATAATGAAGGAAGGTAAACCGGCTGCCGGTGTCCCACCAGTTACAGAAAAAGATTAATTTTAAAAACATAAAGTTATGGCTAATTCAAAACAAGTTAAACCGTACAGTAATTACATTACCGTTGATACTAATCCGGGGGCAGGTGGTTACTGGACAGACCCGATAGGGGTTAGAAGTAATCCTGACATTGTTCGAGTACTTTACTTTAGTGTAAGGGAAGAAAGCACAGGAACTTCAGTCGCTGTTCCTACTTTGCAGTTTAAATGTGAAGGTGATACAAATTGGACTGATTACAGTAATAATGGCGATGCTTTTGTTATTGGGGATCGTGTACGTATTGATGATAATGGACCTCGTGTTCTTTACAGGGCTGGTAT